AAACTCGGTTCAAAAAGTGGTCGATGAACCATTGTTGTTTATTTTGGAAAGTAGTTACATCTTCGGCGAAACTATATTTAGCTGAACTGAAGTTAATAGATTCCAAATCATTTGCTATCGAAGAATAACTCAAACATAAACCAGAACTTACCGCTTTCAATTGTGCTTTCAGAAAATCAGGCATTGCGCTATTTGGCGTTGCAAAGTCAATAACCTGAGGAGTTACCCCTTGTGGAAGGATATCAACACCACCCGGTTCAAGTTTTTGACTGATTCTGCCCGAAGCGTCGATATCTTCCTGACTCATACCTTCAACACCAGGTTGTAAGGTGAAGAATAACTGCTTAAGTGAAGCGATGCGTGCTTGCTCTAGTTCTGATATTCGATAGCTATTCAAATGGTGAATCGGTAATACTGCTGAAACTAGCCAACTAAATCCACGTGACTGACCAACATAATGTTTTTCAAATAAGTGAATGCAATCGTCAGCAGGAATTCGAATTGAAGGCTGCTTGTAATTCTGAGTAAACGAATTAACAGTTTGATTAGTCATTTCGTCGCTAACCCAATACGCCCGAGGTTTCAAAAATCGGTCATATTCAATTGATTGAAAGATAACGTTGCCATTATCTGCATATCCAGAGAATGAATGAGACAATAATTCAATTGGAATCAAATCGAGTTGAAAACCAAACTTCCCGAATTGAGAACCATATCTTTTAATAGCGAAGAACTCACCATCCCTGGCAATAGACTCAATAATCAACTTCTGGAGTTCAAGAAATGTCATAGTTCCGCAGGTGGTGCTTATTCCGTATCGGCCAAACTCCCACCACGCATCTTCAACCATTAGGTTTAGTTTTTCGTCCAACGTTGAATCTTGCTTACGTGCTTGGCAATGTAAATCAATACCAGTGTTCCCAATGATATTATTACGTAGCAAACTTAATGCTTTCGTTACATGAGGGTCGTTTTGCGCTAACGCTCGACATCTGGCGCGAATGGTTGAAATGCTGCTATTGATATCAAAGTTGATATTACGTGTTTCATTCAAATCTTCGAGACGTCCGAAACGACCTGCATCAAATGAACGAGCAAAATTCTTATACTTCTGAGATAAAGTTTTTTTGGCCATAATTTACTACCTAACGAATGAATATAAGAATTTGCGAGGTGCCCTGTTCGTCTGAGCTATTACCTTCGCTTTATAATGGTCACGAAGTGCAACTAACTCGGTCATTGACATTCGCTGCAATTTCTTGGCATCAATTTCAGACATCAAGTGGTCGAGTTGGCCTTGGGTTGCTCTCTTTTCAATAAACGCTTCAATAGCATCCAACATGATTTGCTCATGAGAACGCATATCAATATTGCCAATCAAAATCGGGTCTTCGAGAACTTCCAAAGATTTACTATAAAGCGTTACTCGTTCAATTCCTTTAGTCACAAAGAAGATTGCTTTATAAGTTCCAGGTGTGAGCGTTGAAGATACTGACGTTGGAATATCAATGATGTAATCACTTAATAAAGTAGCCGCTATAATATCTACTGAAGATAATCCTCGAATAGCTAAATTAAGAGTATAGCCAGCAGTTGGAGGGTATTCTTCGATTGGCGTGGTAAAGGTAAATGAATCACCTTGAGTAATTGTAGAGGGGAAATTCGTTAGCATATAATCCTTTAGTTATTAGATTTCAAGTTCCCCCAATTTGAATACTTGCTTGCCTTGGGGATAACATTAAAACTATTTATAGGATTTTGAATTGGCTCGGATTTGACCTCTTTTTCGATAATTATTGGTTCTTTTACTTGTAATAACTGCTTTCTGATGTTATATTCCGCATTCTTTTTCGCTACAGGTCGAATAATCTCGAAGGCAGCCATTGCATATACTCTGCAGTCAAGCGCTTCGTTTGGGTCATTCTTGCTTTTCTTTTCATAATGCCAAAACCTTTGACCTCGTTTATCAACTGTTGAGGTTCGAGTTTCACTTTGACATAGTTGAACAAAGTAATCTTGACCTCTGTCAATTGGGAAATATGAATATCCTGCTTTGCTTGTGTCAGTGAGTTGGAGATTGTTATATAGTTGCTCTTTGAAGATATCTACCGCAACTCGATAGAAAGTAGCGCCATAAGGTGACTTACTCAAAGTAATCATTGCCTTTGGACCAGCAATACCTTTACTTGCATATATCTTTTCTTTCTTTGACAAATCGCAAAACTTATAAACATTCTTCGTTTGATAACCTGAGTCAATTAGAGTTACTGATACGTCTAGTTGAATCCCATCTTGTCGAATATATTTGCGTGTTAATAGTTCATCCTTAAATTGTGCAAAAGTATCAAGGTCACGAGTATCTCCGGGCACAACGCCATAATATATTGAATATGTTTGTCCTTCAGAAGTATGTCCCAACACTTCATATTCAACCCTATCATTTTGCACGTCGCATCCACAGGTTAGAATAATTACGTCATTAGGAATTGATAGGTGGTCATATTCGATTCCGCGTGAGCTGATACTGATATCTCCGACTTCTTGACCTTGATATTTCCATGGCCAGCCGATGCATGTATTCCAGAAAGGCTGTAATTTTGCGGGTTCGTTATTGCACGCCACAAACTCATGAACAACGTCCTGTAGTTTTACCCACGGACTTACTAGAATATTAGTATGAAAAGTTGGAATACGGTGACCAGGGTTACGGGCGACATATTTTCCTTTTTGAGAGGCTGCTAATCGTTCGTTATCATTATGTAATCCTCCACAATGAGGGCACATCAACATTGCATCTTCGGGTTCGTTCCACTTGACATGGCTCCATTCAGGGTAGAAATATTCTTCGCAGTGGAAGCAACATATTTCCCAATATCTTTGGTCGCCATTTAGAAATAACTCATAGATTTTTGAAGTTTCTTCGATAACTGGAGTACTAACAGCAACAAATTTTGAATCATGAAAATTCTGACTACGACGCTGAACAATCTCAACAGGACTACCTTCAGACTTTGCAGAAAGCGGAAAACGATCTGCCTCATCCAGCCAGATACATTTTATTGGCCGACCGGCAAGCGCGGTAGGTGAATTTGAACCAGCCATACTGACGAATCCGCCGGGATAACTGCGGTAAAGAATAGTGTTGCTTGAATCCTTATAAGCGGTCGAATTGAATAGCTCATTTAGAACGGGAGTGTCACGAATCATAGGAGATATTCGTTCTTTACTAAAACTTGAAGCGGCAAACTCTGTAGGTTGAATTAACAGTTGTGGGCCTGGGTCTTGATGTGCGTAATATCCAATCAAGTTCAATAGCAATTCAGTTTTACCCATTTGACTTGATACCATAACTGCTATTCTTGAAACTCCATCTGACGAAATTGTCTCCATGATTTCTTTGAAATAAGGGGTGCGGCTCGTTCTCCATTTGCCCGGCTCGCTACTAGATTCCTGGCTCAGTCGCCTATAGGTATCGGCCCACTCAACCAAGTTTAATTTTGGTTTTGGTTTGAGATTCTTCTGGGCTACTTCTCTGAGTATTTGTTCAATTATTCTTGTCATTCAATTTTATGTTTCTTCTTATATCTAGTTGATTCGGGATTTTCGATACAGTTATCTCCATGCCATCTCGTATGCATATTTACGCTCGTAGTTTCGCCACAGTAATCACACTTTATTCTTGGTCTATTTTTGCAGTATTCTGAATCTTTTATAGCTTGTCTGTTTTTCAATCGTTCGTTCGGGTCCTCAAAACGTTTCTTTGTTTTTTCACTTGCTCTTTGTCTTTTTTCAGGGTTGTCCTCATAATGTTTTTTCAAAGAGGTGGTCTGTTTGGATTTTCTTTCGGGATTTTCCTCATAGTGTTTCTTTCCTGCTTCACTTGCTTTTTGTCTTTTTTCAGGGTTGTCCTCATAATGTTTTTTTGTAGATTCACTTCTTGAACTTTCTAACTGTTTAAGTACGTATTCAGGGTTATCCCATCTTTCTTTGGCTGCTAATCGTTGGCAACCACCTTTCAAACGATTTACTGCAGCGATTGCTCCTGCTTCATTTGGCATGTCCTCTAATAAGAAATCATGTGCTTCAACATGGACCTCATGTAGTAAATGCACTACATTCCAAGGTGAGTGGTCATAAACATTGTTTGTCAAAAACCTCGGTTTGATGTGATGTCGAGTGGTAAGTCCAAACTCGTCTTTCTTGTCATTGAAATGTTTTATCATCAGTCCAATGTAGTTACTAAATGCTTGACCTCGTTTCTCGAAGACAAATGGGTTCTGATAAATAGATGTAGTCATGGTTGCTCCTTATTAGCAGTTGTGATTAGAAAGGAGTAATCAGTTTCCAGCTGATGCTCCTTTTGCAATTGTATTCTAGTTATTTACGGACTTGTCGTAGCTTAGCTCTTCGAGTATTTCATTTAGCTCACTTTGGATAATTCTGCGGACTTCAAGCGGGTCAGTGATTGGTGCTAGTACATGAGATAACTTTGACTCAAGTGCTAAGAGTTTTTGTCGTACCCTCACATATTCGGTTCCAACAGCGCTCACAACTTCATCAACAGGAATATAGTTTCGCTTTTGAATATCTATATCCAACTGCAACTTTTCAGTCTCTTTGAGAAGTTTCTGCAGACGTGCCTCAACAAGCGGACTTGCTTGAATGTCGGTTCCATCATCTTTCAATTTTGCTGCTTCGCGTTCCAACTTGCGAAGTTGCTTGCTCGGAAAGGATTCGTTCAATTCATAATTGGCGGTTTTTTGACCGCCGCGTTTCTTAATTGTGTCTGTCATATTTGGTCAATCCAAAAATCTTCGATATAAATTCATTTCACAGTTTCCAAAACTA